CTGGGAAACGAATCTGAGACCGGCAAGAGCTGGTTCAAGTGCAAGGCATCGCAGCGAGTGTTCAGCCTGAAACTCGATAAGAAGCCCAGATTCGAATCCGAGGGGCCAGACTGACATGGCCGCCGCTCTGCCAGAATTCCAGCTCGCCAGCGAACTCGGGCCTTCTCTCAGCAGAGAGGAAGAGCTTGAGGGCATGGTCCGGAACCTGACAAACGAGCTGGAGGAATTGCAGGGCAGGGAGACAGAGCCGCAGCCTGGGCAGAAATGTCCTCCGGCCATGAAGCCCGAGGAGAGGCAAGCGCTGCTGCAAGTCCTGAGCGACCTGGGTGAGCGGGTCAAGTCGCTTGAATTGCTCACAGCAAAGCAGGCCAAGGAAATTGAAGATCTGAAGAACGCCAAGAATGATCATGCAGAGGATATTGCCGAGATCCGGGACCATTTCCCCCGGCTCATCGGCGAGGTTAAGGTTCGTCTCAATGCTCTGGAAATTGGGCCGGACCTTTCAGAAAGCTCAGCTGCAAAGGCGCATCTTTCGGCCTTGTACGAAAACATGGAAGCCATGGGCAGAAAGCAGGTTACATTCCGGGAGGCTTCTCGATGCCTGCGTGTTTCCAAATCCAGGATATTCCAATTAAAACCGCTCATATCCGTTGATGAACGGTTTATCATCGTCCATTCAGAGTCTCATAAGCAAAAGGAGTTGATTAGATTGAGAAAATACTTTGAATGATAGCTGACCGGAAAACCGCCAAATTGTACGGTTGACGGTTTGTCGGAGCGATCGTGAGCGGCCATATTTCGCTTAAATGGCCCTTCTCAAAGAATGAGTGAGAAATAAAAGAAATAATGGAAGAAAGAGAAAGAATATATTGAGATGTATATAAATGGTGATGAATTTGTCGGTTCAAAGAGAAATTCGGGAAAAACCGCCAACCGCCAAATTTGACGGTTTGGACGGTTCTATGAAAGGGCTCAACTCTACAAAAATCTACATTGTTGACTCCAATCAGGATGACCCGGAAGCTGATGCATGGGGGCCATTCACTCAGGAAATGGCCTTGGCAGTCCTGGACATCTGCATCAGGGCCGGGCGCATAGCGGCAAAGATCGTGGAAAAGGGTCTGGATAAGTATAGAGAACAGATAGAGGCCGGCCTGCAGCCCTATGACATTCAGGTCGCAATCATCGACGGAGAGCCGCAGCTGCCTGCAGATGTCCGCCTGACTTGGCCGCCAGCCGAAAACGAGGGCATCCAGGACAGCACGCCCGATTGCACCCGATATTTTGTGTGGGCATTAAACGAAAGAGACGCACTGTTGCGCTTGGCACGATTGAACAGATCCACGCCAAGGGCGAAAGCGGAGGCAGCTTGAGTAGCAATTCTGGCGCGCCTATCATGGGAGGCTTGGAAGAGTCCGGCGCGTCGTCATGGTCCGTTATGCCAAGTAGTGTCGAGTTGAGCAAGGTCTCGCCAGTCGTGTCGAGCCCAGTTTTGCCGCGTCTGACCGCGTCAAGCCACGTCGAGCCAAGCCAGTCACGCCGAGTCACGTCCCGCCTAGCCCAGCCGAGCCGGGGTGAGCCAGTCAAGTCGTGTCCGGTCGGGCTTAGCTGCGTCGGGTTGTGTCTCGCCAGTCGTGTTATGTCTTGCCGGGCCTGGTCCAGTCAGGGCCGGCTTCGTCGGGCCAAGCCAGTCGGGTTGAGGTCTGTCCAGCTCGGTCAAGCCGCGCCATGTCAAGTCTTGCCAGTCCTGTCCAGTCGTGCCGAGTCCGGCCGTGTCACGCCGCGTCAAGCCGCGTCCGGTCTGGCCCGGTCGTGCCAGTCTGGTCGAGCTATGCTCCGTTGCGTCACGCCAAGCCTGGTTCCGTCAGGCCGCGCCAAGTTGCGCCAGCCGAGGTAGGCCCGGTCTATCCGGGCCTATTACAATCAAGAAAGGAGGAAATAAGCAATGCCAAAATCCACAGAAAAAAAGGTCATAACAATCCAGTCCTTGAAGCTAGAAACCGTCACCGTACCGATCAAGGGAATCATGCCTCTGATCGTCCACAACTGGAGCGAGAAAGCCAAACGCCAGATGCTAGAGAAGCAGATGGCCGGAAAGAACGCGCCCAAAGCCAAGAAGGAACCCAAAGACCCGCATGCAGACTACATGTCATCCTTGTACCCAATGCCGTCCGGCGGGTGGGGCTTCCCAGCACCAGGATTCAAAGCCTCTATCGTGGCAGGATGTAGGATGTTTGATGGCCTGCCCATGACTCTGGCCAAAGTAATCATTCGAGTCAACGGCTACCTGGTGAAGATCGATGGAGAGCACCGGATGCGAGAGGATCCAGTCCGCCTGGAGACCGGCGTGGCTGACCTCCGCTATCGGGCCGAGTTCCCAGAATGGTCTGCCACACTCTCAATCACATACAACGCAAACATCCTCAAAGTCGAGGATGTAGTCTCCCTGGTCAACGCCGCTGGCATGGGTGGGATCGGAGAATGGCGGCCATCAGCTCCTAAGAGCCTGTCTGGAACCTTCGGGACGTTCGAAGTGGATACCTCAAAGCAAATCGAGACAAAGGGCGTGGCTTAGATGGAGTACGCCTGGAAGAAAGGCTTTCCCTGGGCAAGCCGGGCAGATCCCCAAGCTGTAGCCGACAGAATTCTAGAACTATCATCGAGCGGGAAACACCCCAATGCTTCGGATGTTCTGGAAGATGGGCGCAGAATAGATGCGCCCCATCACAATATTTTCGAGTGGGAAGACTCGATAGCAGCAGAGCAATATCGATTGGGGCAAGCGGGTCATATTCTGAGGTCTATTGTCATAGTCCAGACAGATAGCACGGAAGCTAAGAAGCCCATCCGGGCCTTTGTCCATGTTATTCCTCCTGAGCAAAAAGATCCTGCTTATGTGAACATCGTAGATGCGATGAAAAACGATGACATGCGGAGGCAGGTCCTTGAGAAAGCTATGGGCGAGCTTGAAATCTGGCGAGAAACTTACGAAAACTACCTGGAATTCCTGCCAGTCATCAACGCAATCGAGGAAATTCGCCCGAAGGTGAGAAGAGGCAGACCGAGAGCGAAAGCGGAGGCCGAAGCATGATCGCAAAGCGCGAAGAAGCCCTTGGCCATCTCACATATTTCAAGGAGATGCTTGCCGCCCAGGAGCTGGCCATCAGTCGAATGGAGAACAACGTCAAGCTCTGCAAGAAGAACATCAAGCTCTGGGAAAGCCGCATAGCTAAGATGGAGAAAAAGGCTTGAATTTTACCGATGTCCAGGTGCTCACTCTCATCCGGGCCTACCCAGGACTGAACGTCTACGAGCTCGCCAAAAAGGCCCAGGCGGAGATGAATATGGGAGGGCGATGTACCTGGACTTATGGAAAGATCCAGAAAGCGGTGGAGCGGCTAAAAGCGGAACGAAAGATCAACGGCCGATACGTGGTCAGGAGAAATAGGTCATGTCAGCTCCTTTACGCGACTGTCTAGACTCTGAGTATATACTCTCCAGTCGATCATATACTATTGAGGGGGGAGAACTCTTCACTCAGCCTACAACTGAAGAGTTTGGCCGCGACTTCGCCAGGTACCTCAAGAAAACGCCTTCATTCAGGTACATATGGTCTGGGTGCCAAGAAGAGCGGCAGCACCTCACTTTGAGACTGCAGATCAGCACTGACTCGAAGGGACGGCTACTTTACAACGGCAAGCCGTACAAGAAGAATACTTGGTGCTGCTATTTTGTGGGGGATTGTGAGCTTTACGGTCCTCCCAAAGTCATCCGCCAGATGGGAAGAGTAGCCAGAGAAATCCTTAATCCTGCAAATGTCCATCCAGAAATAAGCATTCTTACTGCGAGAGGGGAAGTTTTGAGGCTCGATGCATGTCCATGCGGCGGAGAGCTGATTATGGATCACAGAGGAGTCCTGTACTGCTCCAACTGTTTCACAATTTATGAGTGACTTCTCTCGAACCAGACTTTTTTGCAGGGCATAAAGGGCAAACCGCTGCAAAGGTTGCTGAAAAGCAAGCTCAGAAGCGTTTGAAAGCTACGATGGCCCGAGATCGAGTCAGAGCCCGACACTAGGAGCTGGAATTTATGCCGAGCGGCGAGGAGATCCATCCAGAACTAAAACCGAGCAAGAGGCCTCTCCTCTATGCCGGCCCGGCCAGGCCGCACGATCCTGAATATGATTATGCACCATTACCGAATTTATATGAGATAATAAAAAATTGTTGATGCCAGCCATGAAAGCATGGAGCTCACTTGACATCTAATCCCAGCATCTTGGCCTTGGATAGCGCCTCATCTGCTTCTTTTGTTCTGCCTATTTGTTGGAGTACAAAGCCCTTATTGCTCCAGGCTTCGGGATATCCGGGGTCTAGCCGGATCGCCTCATCGAAGCATATTATCGCCTCATCATACATGCCTAGACCGCCGAACGCAGCGCCTTTGTTCATCCAGGCCATGGAATAACCAGGGTCGAGCCTGATAGCTTCATTTAGGCAACTGATCGCCTCTTCATACTTGCTTAAGCCGAGAAGAGAAGCGCCTTTGTCTGACCAAGCTTTAGCATATCCAGGATCTAGCCTGATGGCCTCGTCCAGGCATTTGATCGCCTTATCATATTTGCCCAGGAAAAAGAGAGCAGCGCCTTTGTTCGACCAGGCTTCGGGATATCCGGGGTCTAGCCGGATCGCCTCATCGAAGCATATTATCGCCACATCATACATGCCTAGACCGCCGAGTGCTGAGCCTTTGTTCATCCAGGCTATGGAATAGCCAGGATCTAGTTTGGTAGCCTCATCGGAGCATATGAGTGCCTCATCATACTCTCCCAGGCCGAGAAGAGATGCGCTTTTGTCCGACCATATTTCGACATAATCAGGGCTAAGGTTGATGGACTCATCAAGGGACTGGATGGCCTCATTAAATTTGCCTAAACGATAAAGAGCAAATCCTTTATTGCCCCAGGCCAAAGCATCATCCGGGTCTAGCCTGATAGCTTCATTTAGGCATCTGATCGCCTCATCATACTTACCTAAACCGCCAAGTGCAGCGCCTTTATTGCCCCAGGCCAAAGCATCATCCGGGTCTAGCCTGATAGCTTCATTTAGGCATCTGATCGCCTCATCATACTTTTCTAGGTCCAAGAGAGCAACTGCTTTGTTGTTCCAGGCCTTGGCAAAGCATGGATCGAGACGTAGAGATTCGTCATATGCTCTTATGGCATCGTCGAATTTATCCTGGTAATAGAAAGCAAGCCCCTTATCATACCAAGCCCCTGCGTCGCTTTGATTCGGCTTGATAGCCACCTCATAGCATCTTATGGCTTCCTTGTATTTGCCTTGGATCAGAAGAAAATCTACTTTGCTCGGCCAATCCTCTGTAGTCTGTTGACATTGTGCAGGCGCAATTAACACAAGCAGGAGAGACAAAACGACAACTATGTATCCCATAAAATTAGATAGCTGTTCCTCAAAGATATTCTTATCGGCCTAAATTAAAAATAATAGCATTCTATCGCATTAGGCTTTAATATGCGCCTGGCCAGAAGCTTCGCATGAATCACATTATAAAAAATATATTTTTGAATTATTTGCAATTGCGAATCAGAACTGTTTCATTTGCCAGGAAATGGCCCACGCATAGCCATGTGCCTTATTGAACAATCTGCGTGGGACATATCAGATCTCAAAATGTAGAGATAGCACTTATCTTGAATACAGCTCTGATTCAGAAACGGACAGGTCTTAGTGTCGGATGCCATGAATGACACTTGGTTCTAAACGTATTTAAATTTTTCTACAGTAATAGGGTCGAGATGGACATGGCAGTGATAAGAAGCTGGGCTCTAATTACAGTCACTCTCGTGACCGGCTTGGCTGGGATCTTATTTTACATAACCCTCCAGCCAATTTTGGCTCTTGATCTACCCGGCCCGCCGTTCCTCATTAACCTGCCGAACCTGCCAGATTGAGCGTTTAACCTACCAACCTGCCATAACCTACCAATATGCCCGCTAGATACTCTTCTCGCTGCAAAGCCTGCAACTCTGAATACCGTGGCCAGATTGAAGCCTGGAAGGTTAAAGACCATCTCAATACAGGCCAGATTGAACTGAGACTAAGGGATCTGGGCGAGATAATCACACGCCGTGCATTGGACAACCATTTCGCCAAGCATTACAATGTCCAGGCTGAGGCACTGAAGCAATACCAGAAAAGCCAGGCCGAACTGCAGGAGGCCGCAGCCGAGCGAGTCTCAGAGGTCCAGGTTCTGGATGACATCGTAGCCGGGAAGCAAAAGCTCCACCGGACGATAGAATCCATCCTCTATGGCCGGTTGAAGGATCTGGAAGGCTCCAAAGATCTGGCAGAACTTCCCAAGCTTTCTGCTGCGTATGTGGCTCTCTACACTGGCTGTGCCTCAGGAATCTGCCATGCATTAAAAATTAAGCAGGAGATGCTCGGGGAAGACGGCGCCGGTAGACAAGCCAAAGCCCTGGAGACCTGGGTGGATCTGATGATGGAAGATGACAATATCCCTGAGCAAGGAACAGAGAAAGCAGATCCGCCAAAGGGCGCCTAAAGATCCAGTCTGGTGGATTAACAAAGTTCTGGCAGCAGATCTCTGGTCCGCCCAAAAATCTATCATAGAATCGGTCCGGGACAACCCGCGTACAACCGCCAGGTCCTGCCATGGAGTCGGGAAGTCGTTCCTGGCCGGGAACACAGCCCTATGGTTCCTGTATGCTTTTCGATATTCGATAGTCCTAACAACTGCACCCACCTGGCGCCAGGTCGAGAAGCTAGTCTGGAAGGAGATCCGGTCTTCTGTCCGAAAGTCCAAGATCGACCTGGGCGGTGAGCTGGCCAAGAAGAGCCCGGAGCTGCAGATAGTCCAAGACGAATGGGTGGCTCTCGGGATATCTACCAATCAGCCCGACAGGTTCCAAGGCTTTCACGCCGAGCACCTTCTCGTTATAGTCGATGAGGGCGCCGGCGTAAAGGAAGAGATCTACGAGGCCATCGAGGGCGTCCTGACCTCTGGCCACTGCAGGCTCCTCCTGCTCGGAAACCCCACCCTCATAGGCGGCACGTTCTACCGCTCCCACCGAGAATCTGGCTGGAAGACATTCCACATAGCTGCCTGGGACACGCCGAACTTTACCAAGTTCGGCACAACAGAGGATGACCTCGAAACCGGGGCATGGAAAGACAAGGCCCCAAAGAATCCGGACGGCACATTCAATTGGCCGCATCCGCACCTGATCACCCCAGAATGGGCCGCAGGCAGGCTCAAAGCCTGGGGCAAGAACCATCCCGCTTATCAGGCCCGCGTGGCCGGGAATTTCCCAACTCAGGGCGAAAATAACGTCATACCGCTTGCATGGATTGAGGCAGCCATGGCCCGCTGGGAGGATACCGAAGGCCAGGGATCATATGAGCTGGGTGTGGATGTGGCCCGTTATGGCTCAGATCTGACCGTCATAGCTCCCAGGCAGGGGCAGAAGATCTACCCTCTTCAGGTTTACTCTGGCAAAGATACCCAGGAAGTAGCAGGAGAGTGTCTGGTAACATCCAGGCAGTTCAAGGCCAGGCACATCAAGGTTGATGTCATAGGCATGGGCGCTGGTGTGGTCGATGCTCTGAAGGCGGCCAAAGCGCCGGTAATAGCCGTCAACGTGGGATCTGCCTCGGATGTAGTCGATGACGACAAGAACAAAGTCTACATCAACCTCAGAGCTGAGCTCTGGTGGGCTCTGAGGGAAGCGCTGGACCCCAAGAACCCCGAACCTCTGGCTCTCCCGTCGGACGAAGACCTTCTCGGAGATCTGGCAGCGCCGCTATACAAGATCACCGGGAAGGGCCAGATCCAGATAGAAGAAAAGGAAGAGACCAAGAAGCGCCTCGGCCACAGTCCGGACCGGGCCGATGCCATTATGCTCACTTTTGCACCGAACAATATCTTTGAGATGCCGAAGCTCACCTTCGGTGGAGCCACAAAAAAACGCGCGTGGTAAGACAATGATCATGCACATACCGCTTCTGGATGTCGCCCTGTCAGTAGTCCGGAAAGAGAAGGCCTGCGACTACAAGCTGGAATACCGGGAATCGCCATGAAAAACAGCAATCGCGTTAAGAAAGCTGCTCCAGCCGTGGCCGGAGGCATCTATCCGCAGTTCCATCAGAGCCCCAGGGCTGTGGTGGGTCAAGGAGAGTACGGCAGAACTGGGTTACAGTACTACCTCCCCGGCTGGATTCGTCGAGACTTCCGGCCGGAGCTACAAGGCCGCCAACTGTGGCTCGTCTATGAGCAGATGGGTAGCAATGACGCATATGTCGGCTCGGCCCTCAATGCCTATTCCCTCTTCATCCGCCGGTCTAACTGGCACGTAGATCCTGGAGACGACCGGAACGAGGAGAACGGCTCAGCAGAATTCCTGCAGACCTGCATGGACGACATGCAGCATACCTGGCAGACCATCATAGCCACAGCAGCCAAGCCCACTCTCCAATTCGGTTTCGCGCCATTCGAAAAGGTCTTCAAGCAGCGCAATGGCGAGCAGGACGACGACAGGCAGTCATCCGAGTACGACGACGGGGCTATAGGCTGGCAGAACTTCGCCTTCAGGTCGCCTGATTCAATCCTCCATTGGGATTATGATCCACAGGACGTTACCCGGCTCCTGGGATTCACCCAGTTGGCCGCCCCTGACTGGCGGACCACATTCATTCCCATCGAGAAGCTCATCAACCTCCGAGCTGAGCCCGGCAAGGACTCGCCTGAAGGCCGGTCAATCCTCCGGACGGTCTGGAGGAGCTGGCGGACCAAATCCGTCATGGAAGACCTCCGCAACGTCATTGCAGAACGGGGCGGTGCAGGTATCCCCTGGGTAGAGGCCCCGGCCATCATAGCAAATGCACCGGCAGCTTTTGCTGCAGCGAGTGCAGGCGGCGCGAAGCCGGGCCAGAATGTGACTGATGCTCTGGCGTCCTACAACTCCCTGGTCGAGATGATGACCAACATCACCCAGGATGCCCAGAAATGGATCATCACTCCCCAGGTCTGGGACCAGAACGGTCAGCCTCAGATCAAAGTCGGATTCTTGCAGCCCTCACAGAATGCCGATATCATCGGCCACATCACCGGGGCTATCGAAGCCGAGGCCAAGGCTATCCTCATAGCCACGATGACCGAGTTCCAGGCCCTCGGGATGGGTGGAACGGGCAGCCTGGCTCTCTCCAGGGACAAAACGGACAACTTTACCCTGGCCGTGGCAGCAACGCTCACCAGCTTCCAGGAATCCATCAATCAGCAGGCCGTCAGGCAGCTATTCAGGCTAAATCCTCAAATCGAATTCGAGAAAGGCCAACAGAGGCCTCGCATAGTCTATGATCCTCTCGTGCCGCTCAACACCCAGGATATAGTGGCGGTGCTTAGCCTATTCGAAAAGGCCGGGTGGGACATGTCCAAGCAAGCAGGCATAAGAGACGCGATCATCAAGAACATGGGCCTGCCCGAGTACATTGAGCAGGAAACGCAGGAAAAGCTCCAGGAGCATGGCGACAGCCCGATCGAGAGCCTCCTGGACGGTAAAAGTGCGCTGGATGCGATACTGGTAACGTCATGAACCATGAACTCCTCTCCCTCGTTCGTGAAACCGGCTATCTCTCCAGCCTCCCGAACCTGACCGATCAGCAGAGATACGATTTCCTCACGTCCGACTTCTGGCGGCAGGCCGCTGCCCTGGGATACGATGTGGTCGCTCTTAAGCGCCTGCTCTGGCGGCTGTCCGGCAGGCCGATGGAAGACCTGATCGCAGCTCTCCCGGAAGCGCCAATCCAGACAGTCGTGAAGGCCCAGGCCAAAGAGCAGGACCCGCGCAAGCGCATAAAGGAGACTGCCGCCGCGATCGCTCTGCTCTACCGGAAAGGCGAAAAGGAGATCGAAGCGGCCATAAGCCGGAACATGGAGCAGCCGGACCGCATGAGGGCCGAGACTGGTCGGATCAGGCGCGGGCTGCTGCAAAATGCAGCCTCGTGGCTGGGGGTGGCCATACCGGGCCTCTACCTGGCCGGATCGAAGGCCTCCAGCCTCCAGGGACCGCACAGCAAAGCTGCTCAGGCAATGGCAATCCTGGAGTTCAATCGCTTCCGGGAAGTCGATGCCCAGATAGGCCGCCACATCGAAGAAGTCCTGGCCGAAGCGGAAAAACGCCGGACCAAGGCAGCTCTATCACAGAAAAAGCCGGACTACACTGGGCTCCGGGGCGGCCTGATTGGGCACAAGACCATTGACGGCAAGGAGCTGGGCCTGGCCGACTACATCAGCATGCTGGCCATAACGGCTGCCAGGAACGTGTTCAACCTGGCCGTGGAGAATGCCATGTACGGCAGAGGCAACGACCTGGCCATGATCTCCCGAGAGGTCCGAGCGAATAGCTGTCAGGCGTGCAGAGACTGGGCGGGGAAGATCGTGAGTATATCCGGCAAGTCGAAAGAGCATCCATCGCTACAGGATGCAAAAGACGCAAATGTTTTCCATCCGCATTGCATTCATTTCTTGGAAGATCTCAATGAAGACCGCTATGCTGGGGCCGGGCACTATATCGGAGGTGCGGTATAATGGCGGATCTTGACATAAACATTAGGTTTAGTGACAAAATAAGAGATTACTCGGTTCTCGATATCAAATGCCCGGCATGCGGAAAATGGTCTCCAATGGGCGCACGGCATAGCGCTGAATGTCAGCAAAGGATGCAAGACGATGAGGCAGCTCTGCGGGCGGAAATTGACGAACTATTAAAGGACGTGGAGGAAATGATGAAAATTTCACGCGAATTATGGGCGGCTGGAGAGCGTCAACTTTTCCGGGCCATCATGGCAGGCTATCGCGGTGGTAATTAATGTGGTCGAAAGCTAGAGGCTACTGGACTTACACCGCCAGCACATCCGATACCGTCGAGATCCGGACGGAGAAGCCGAAGCGCAAGCCACGCAAGAAGAAGGCCGGAGCATGACGGAAGAAGAAACGGATGCCCGCCAGGCCTGGCTAGAAATGATCTACAGAAGCCGGGCGCTGGTCGATGACTGGGAGGAGCTCAAGCGGCTGGGTGCGGATGCAGCTAGGTATTGCTGATCGAAGGCGGCCAGCGTGGTCTGCTCGCCGGGCAGATACTCCTTGTAATCCTTGAACCTGAATCGCTCAGTGCTCATATGCTATTTATATAGATTTTACTAAGATATATATCTTACTCTTCTGGTGGCGATTCTACGCAGATAAGGATAGCTCCGCTAAGGGACGGCATAGCCGGGCGGTCGAGGGACGGCCTGACAGTCTACATAGACCCTTCTATCCCTCTCTGGATGCATAACGCCATCATGCAACACGAAGCGGCAGAGCTGCGATTCATGCTGGCCGGGATGAAGTATCCGGGGGCGCACCGAAAGGCCACGTCCTACGAACGGCATTACTGCGAGAGCCGCGGCCTGGACTGGCTGGATTACGATCGCACATACAAGCGACTTCTGGCGGCTATCATGGCACGAAACCCGAAGCCCACCGAACCGGCAGATCTCTTTCACGGAGACCGGGGCGAATGCCACCTAATAATGATTTTTCACATTCTCAAAAGTCCCTGGACTATTCGCAAGTCCACACTCCTAGATTAGGAGGTTCAACGATGAAACCAGATGAAGATGAACTCATGGAAAAGGAAGACGATGAAGAAGGGGAGATGCAAAAGGCAGGCTCCGACTCCGATTTCGTCAAGGAAAGACTGCAAGACGAGTCCGGGGGCATAGCGGCATACAGACAGGCCCTCGAATCCGTGCAGGACCCCAAGCTCAAGGAGATTCTGCAGGCCATCCAGGAAGACGAGCAGAAGCACAACGCCGCCCTGGAGCAGTGGTTACGGGAGCACGATCCTGACGCTCTCGAAGAACACGAAGGCGAGGAATCCCCCGAAGAGGAGACCGCGGAGGACGACGAGGAAGCCGAAGGCGAAGTCGAGGCCGGGATGGATGACGAGCCGGAGCCGGACAAGGACGACGGCAAAGGCGAGCTCATAGACCAGATTCGGGAAGTCCTGGCGCAGCATGACGAGTCGATGAAGAAGGAGGACGACGAGCCAGAAGAAGAAGAGCTGCCGGACGAGGAGCCGACCGAGAAGGCCGATGAGGACGAGGACGAAAAGCCAGACTTCCTGAAAGACGATGAAGAGGAAGAGCCGGGCAAGATAACCAAGTCCTTCCGGGTGCCCATCATGAAGAGCGATCGACAGATCGTTTATGGCATCGTGTCCGAACCCGGAGTAATTGACCTCCAGGGAGACCGTCTATCGGAATCCGAAATTCGCAAGGCATGTCATAGTTTCATGCAGACCTCGCAGCAGATCAACAAGGAGCATGAAGGCCCGGCGAAGGCAGACATCATCGAGAGCTACATAGCCCCAACTGATTTTTCCTGCAACGGTCAAAAAGTCCGTAAAGGTTCTTGGGTCCTGGGGGTAAAAGTGCATGACCCAGGAATATGGCAGGCCATCAAGAAGGGCGAGATAACTGGCTTCTCTATCGCTGGCCAAGGCGAACGGACTCCATTCTGATGATGAGGTAATACCATGCCGTACAATCTCAAAAACTTAAATTTGGATGAAATATCGTTAGTCGGCTCTCCGGCTAATAATCGTAAGTTCCTGATTTTCAAATCAATGCAAAAATCCGAGGAAGGTATCAAATTGATGAAGACCAAGCCCGCTGGGGCAAGGGCCGGGTCCAGTTTGGGCCAGGTCACTAAGGCGGATATCGAGGCTATGGTATCCGGCGCGGTACAGAAGGCAGTCAAGCCTCTGGCCGAGGAGAACGCAAAGCTCCGCAAGTCTCTGGATAGGCAGATAGTGACCATCCGCAAGAGGGAGCTGGAAGAGATCGCCAAGGAGCACCTGGGTGCGCTTGGCAACACCAAAGAAACAGCTACCATCCTGAAATCCCTGGAAGACTCCAATATGGACAGCGAGGCCAAGACTGCTATACTCAAGACTCTCAAGCAGGCCAACGCCGCCCGGAAGGAAGCCATGACCATGTTGGGCACTCAGATGGGATACAACAGCTTCGTACAATCCCCCGATTCTGCATCCGGGCAGATCAATGCCATGGCTAAATCTCTCGTCGCCAAGTCCGACAAACCGATGGACCTTGCAACTGCAAGGACCCTGATCAGAAAACAGCATCCTGAGTTAGCTAAATTGGAGGCCAATGAGTACAAAGAGGGGTTGGTCTAAATGGTGCTTGAATACCATTATACCATACCGGGCTACACAGAGGAGAGTCAGGCGGGTTATCAGGGCTATTTTGTCTACCAGGTGGATTACGTGGTGGGAAAGGGGGCCAAGTTTGCTCGGACTGTCACGGGCGCTGAAAAAGCCGCGGGCGTTATACTGCGGGGCGGCGAGGGGGCAAGCGCCACCAATCCACTCTCCATAGTAGTAGTGAAACAGGGAAGAGTGCCGGTCATCGCTGGTGCGGGCGGTCTAGATATAAACGATCTTGTGGGCACCGCAGCAGGCGGCAGGGGCATAGCCGTAACCGCAGACGGCGCCGCGTTCTACGGTCGTTGTGTCAAGGCAGCGGACGAGGGTGGGATTGCCCTGGTAGATGTTGAGCCCTATGCAACGATCTCTGACCCGGCCTAAACAAATTTTTCAGGAGTTGATTATCTTATGGTAGATCTATTACCCAGGACATCCTTAATTCATAAGGCAGGCCCGGACATAGACGTTTCTCAGATTCATGTAGCTCGTGCAGAAACCGACTGGTCCCACGCATACATGAATTCTCAGAATCAGTTCGTGGCGAGAAAATGGTTCCCGGTATTCGCCGCAACCCAGATAACCGGTATTGTCTACAAATGGCGGAAAGATACCTGGTACAGACGGTGGGCAGGCAAGTGGCAGCCCGGCACCACCCCAGACCAGGCGAGAATGGCACTCGACAGTCCATTAGCATATCAGCTCGATTGGACTGCTGTGCAGTATCCTTTGCCATCTCATCTCATGGGCGTCGCCGATCCCGGCATAAACCTCGATCGGGCCAGCACAGAACTCGTCACAAACACATTGATGATGGAACAGGAAATCGTCATAGCAGAGAAGTTCTTCAAGGCTGGCGTGTGGGGCCTAGATTATTCAGGAGTCGACGAGGAAGCAGAGGTCGATCCAGCCACCAAGAAGTTTCTGCAATTCGACAAGATAGGCAGCCAGCCCAGGGAAGTATTCAAGGCACTGAAAATAGCCCTCGACAGAAAGGCAATGGAGCCAAATCTTTGCGTTATGAGCAAGCCGGTCTTTGAGACTCTGCGAGTTCATCCAGAACTCTTGAACTGGTTCGCTTCATATGCCACACCCGGCATAGCACTGTCCGAGCTGACGGAAGACATTGTAGCCCGTGCTCTAGGCTTACCCAAGATCGTTGTAGCCGGGGCAAAGTATGCTACATCTGAAGAGAATGTAGCCGTAGCTGACATAGTGCTGGATTATATCTTCGACAGCCAGGGAATATGGCTCGGGCACATCGACGAACCGGGCCTGATGAGCGCCAACTCCGGTATGCTCGTTAGCCGGAACTTTGATATGGACGTGCCGGGCGGAGTAGACCTGGCAATCGAGAGAGTACCCGACCTGGAGAAGCATGTCGAGCTGGTTCAAGGCTTCCAGTGCTACCAACCGGTTCTCGTCGGCCCAGATCTGGGACTCTTCATGGATAATGCCATTAGCGCCGAAGCAGCAGCAGGCACCGCCTATTAGGCTCTGCCACTAAACCTTTTACGAGGTGATAATTACATGGCGGATGAAAAACCTGATTACATGCTTCACAATACGCCCGGCGGTATGGCAGGCGTAAAGAATCTACTAATCTTTGGGAAGGGGAAAATAAAGAGGCTGTTCCTTCCAGGCGCGAGCGGTAGTCTGGTGGAAATAACGGCTACTGCCGAAGAGATTAATGCCCTGAACCTCACAACTCGCAAGTTCACTGTCTACAGCGCTGTTGCACTGGCAAAGGGAGATCTCCTGCACATCACCGGCTACAATGTAGCCAATGATGTCTTCACCGTCGAGAAGGCAGATGCCGATACAAGCGGCAAGCCTGCACAGCTCATAGCAAGCGAAATCAACGGCGGCTCAGAGACATCCCTCGCCTCAGACATCGAGGAGCTAACCGGCCTGAACACCAACGCAGGCGAAGTCGGAGATCCGGTCTACTTGGACGCTGCCACCGCAGGTAGCTGGACGCTTACAGGCCCGACCGGAACCGATCAGCTCAAGCAGATCGTTGGCCGGATCAAGGTCAAATCGGCCACCGTCGGCAAGATCGTTTTTAACACCGTAAAGGCTGAGGTCGTGGCCCTGGGCTCTTCCGCCCTACAGCCAGATTCCGTCACCAAGACCAAGCTGGCGGGCGGATTCTCGCAGATCTCTCTGCTAGCTGGCGGGGCTGCTGGCGATCACGTCATCTCTGGTATCGCCGTCGGGGATGAGCTCGTCAAGGTCCTGCACATCTCAACGGCTGCATCAGTAGTCACCATTGCAGACCTCACAAGCGAGTTCACCGTAGCTGCCGGGAAGATTACCAATGCAGAAGGCACCGACACTTCAGACGACCAACTTCTCGTATTTTGGAATGACCTCACTTAGGTCAACTCCTACATATTTTTTCCATAATAGACTAAAAGGAGAATAATAATATGGCCGATCCCGAACCCGAATCCACCTACACCGGCAATCCGGCAACGGTGCCGGTTGATGCCGTCCGGCTGGAGCTAGGTAAGACAAAGAGCCTCACGCTCATAACGGATAATGAGATTGAGTATAACCTGGCCAGAGCCAGCGGCAACACCCTCCTGGCTGCCGCATATTGTGCCGAGACTATAGCTGGCTACTATGCCGATATGGTAGACAAGAGCATGGGCGGCTCATCGGTATCGCTGTCACAAAAGGCCAAGAACTGGCGCGATAAGGCCGAAGCTCTGCTGGCCAGAGCAAAGAGCCCGACACTGACTCCCAGGGCGTCTTCGTCTGCACCAAGGCCGCTCAAGTTCGGGATAGGGCAGCATGATAATCATTCGTTCGGGGGATTCTACTGATGTTCAGGCAATCGAAGAAATACAATTTTACACCACAGCAGAAGGCCGGCTTAGAGCGTGTCTATTTCGATGAGTACAAGAGGCTAACCAAGGCGGGCGAGGCGGGGCCGTTTGCTTCGATGATGGCAGCCAGACTGCAGCTGGTCGAACGGAACAAAATGATAGAGGCGCTCGATGGATGACGGCTTTTTCGATGAGTTCATCCAGGCAGCGGCCTTCCAGGTCGTGACCGGACCATGGGCTCTCTATGATGGCCTGATATCGGCGCTGGAGCTGGCTGACAATATTCCATCGGAGCCCTTCAGGCTGGCCATCACGGTCTCGCCGGTCGCAGGCCATGCAGTGCTAGAAGGCAGCATATCTCTGGGCGACGAGGTGCTGCAGTTCACCGAGGCGGGCAAGCTGAACAGCACTGTAGACCTGTCTGAGCTGCCGGAGGTTTCAGTCGAAGGTCTGGACTGCAATATACTCATTGAATGCGAAGTACTGCGGCCCATAACAGTAGTGGTCTTCCCGAAAACCCGCGTGGTGCCGAAGCCTCATGGCAGCAGCGCTTATATGGAGACCAATTACAACGTCTACACCGAGGCGGCGCTGCACATCGGGGATCAGATCAGATATACCGACCAGCACCAGGGAACGACGATCGATATCTATGTTAAGGATGTTTCAGATGCGGTGGACCTGGAAGATAATTCTCATCCGTTCAGGGTTTTCTATTGCGCTTGAAAAAATCTATCATTTTCTAGGTAACGCCACCTGACGGCGATTACGATCTAGGAGATGTTCATGGCTCAAATTTACGGAAAGAAGACTAGCGACGGTCATCCCAAGGCGCCGGAATGCGAGGACACCGGAGAGCTGCGGGTAGTCATTTGCGGCAAGCAGCTCGATGGCACGGTAACGCCCATCCTGGTAGACGCTGATGGGAAAATAATCACCACCACATAAGGAGTAATTTTGATGGACATTGACATTGAGCAGTTAGCATCATTACTGATTGCTATATCCGGCCTAGCTGCCGCTGTTTTTACCGGCAAGCGATACCTGACAATCAAGGCACAGTTTATTGAGACTATCGGGGATATTGCAGACTTCCTGGCTCTGATCTATGCAGCCTCGAAAAATGGCACCTGCAACGATCCAGAGACGCTGAAGATGATTATCTCCAAAACAGAAGAGATCTGGACTGACCTGCAAGCCCTTGGACCAGCAGTGGAGGCAATTCTCGCTCAGAAATCCAGCCTCGCCGATGCAATCGGGCAGGCTACCACTAAGAAGGAGGGTAGCTAAATGTGGACGATCCTAGCTTTCATTGTGCTGGCTATAGCTTTCTGTTGGCTGGCATACCAGCTTTGGCAAGGTGGAAAGTCTAACGCCACCCTGCAGGCAGAGCTGAGAGATACACGGAATGCCTTGGCGGAAACTAACCGCAAAAACCAAGAGTTGCAGGCTAAGCTCAAAGAGACAGATACCAAGCTGGACTCCTGCACCAAAGCCCTGAACGACCAGCAGTGATCCTGCCCAATGGAGGCAGCATGAAGATTTTTACACCTGATGACTTTAAGAAGTACTTCTATGCTTCTCTATTCCTCGCTATCATCTGCCTCATCCTGGCAATTGTGGCCATCGGGGAATCGGGGCAGGCAAACATAATCGAGCAGTCCATTGCCGGCCAGGGCGATCTCTACACACGCCACGACTCCCCGGAGGCCTCGGATCTTGCCATAGCAGAAAATGCCTCTGTGGTCTACCAGGCGGCTCGGAAATGGGGGACCGATGTAGCTACGCAGACGTTCAGCTCCAGCTACATTGTATCCGGTGCCAGAGGCGGCTACAAGAACCAGTATGTAGTGAAAGCATCCGGAGCCGGATATAAGCATAGCTACCAGGCCACAAAGATAACCGGCGATTTCTCTGGGTCCTCCGAAGTATCGCTGACGATTGGCGATGATGGAGCTGAGAGCCTGGATAGCCTGATCCTGATGGACGGAAACGCTACCTTCCGAGGAAGGATCTACAGCACCGATAAAGGCAGGCCGCTAACGGCTGAAGAAATGGATGCAGTTGGCAAGCTGATGATCAGGAGCTACCTGAACATTACGCAGCCCATCACAATGCCAGAAGGATGGCTCGATTTCTGTAACACGTTCTCGGATGCTCTCCCGGTCAGCGTGGGCCCGGTAAAGCTGGTGCCGATCAATGGGACTGCTTAAGCGGCTATGGAATTGGTATTTCCGATATTGGCCGAGGTGATTTAATTTGGTTGATGTTGACTATCTTTCTCCCCTAAAAAATCAGTGCATCCTCACT